GTGATTATCATATAAGAAATCATACTGAATATGCTCACTCATTACCTCCCAATCTTCAGGAGTAATTACATTCGTTAGAAGTAATTGAGTCTTAAGCATGTCTGTAAACATATTTGAGAATCTCTTTCTCAAACGTCCAACAAACTTACTAAATTTAACTTCATCTCTTAATATCTCAGAGGATCTTCCCAGATTGAATCCTCCTTCTCCGTCCATTCTTGATGGGGGTACATTGAGCGACCTATATAATTTCTTTTTGAAGTACTCAATATCCGTGATTTCACCAAGGTTTTGGCCTCCAGGAAGAGTAGAAATTTCAGTACCACGACCTCCTTCCCTTCTAGGGAGCCAGAAATCTTCAAGCATTGCCATGTACTTTTTGTCATCACGGATCTCTCCTGTATCGGCGTTGTATACAAGTTTATTCCGATATCGCATCATCACATCTCTGAGATATTGCTCTGCTTTTATCTTCGGTAAGTTTCCTACATCGATGTAGAAAATCCTGCGCTCTGGAGCACGGGATAGTCTATATATAACCAAACTATCCTCAATCATTCTTAATTGGTTGAGGGATTTAATTGCTTTGTGTAGATATGAGAGAGTAATTCCTTTATTTCTGTCTACTAAACCAGAAGTAACATAGGTAATCGAATCCTTCGCCATCTTAATTCCTTTGTCACCTCCCAGTGATCCTGGACTTCCAACTGGATACGTCATCTTAGGATTGTATATGTAATATTCTTCCAATTTTGGGAATTCATATTCCATTGGATTATCCTGTGTCATATTAGTGACACGATACTTATCTTCTTTATTCTTCTTTTGTTGCCTTACATAACGCATTTTCATTGCGTCAATATAACGCAATTCCTGAATCCCCTCATGAGGATTCTTCATATCAATTACTTTATTATAATATAATCTTCCATCAATATACCAGTTTCTATAAATTTCGTGAGCCTTTTTACTAAAATCTAGAAGTTCTAGAATAAACTTAAATTCATCTCTTACCTTTTTTTTAATCCCATCACTTGCATTTAAATGATCAAGATTAATCTCAACAGGACTGTCATTAGTATCCGATACTAGAGTTTCATTTACAATATCTTCAATAGCACTATCACACTCAGGGTGTAATGCCATCTCACGATATCTTTTAATTAATTCAAATTCAGTCCTGTAGACACCTTCAATATCAACATAAGAACCAAAAAAACCACTACTCAAATAGTGATCATTCCCGTCCTCATTATTAGGAGGAACGGGAGATACTATATCTTGAGATTGTGGTTCGTTGTCCTCTATCGAGAACCCAAATAACTTAGCCATGATTTATGTTAAGATGCCCTTTATTTCACTATTTATCACACTACCACAGTGCCAGTTTGATCAGATGGAGTACCTGAACTTGTATTAGATCCTGCGATCCAGTACTGAACTTGGAAGGTAACAGTATATTCTTCAATCGCATCCCCACTGTCATATGAAAGATCTATTGTTGAGACCTCTGTAGGGAATATTCCATCCATATAATATGTTCTTAATGGTTCGAGTGCTGCTCCCCCACCACTAGCATCTCCTCCTGTAGTACCTGCATTACCAAAACGACCTTCTGGTGATCTACCTAACTGATTAACAGTGGCATTACCCATATATGAATTAGGGTTAGAAGGTCCACTAGCATCACTTAACTTACTAATTCCATTCATCCATTGCTCAAATGAAGTTCTTAATTTAAAGTCTTCATCGTTAATAACAGTAACACTCCATGTATCAAAGGTTCTGTCACCTGCAACTTTCAAAACTCTTCCTCTGAAAGGAATCTCAACTGGTGTTATAGTTGAAGCTGGCATTGCTGTTGCCTTGCATAAGAACTGGAATGTTTCGTTATCCCAATTATCTGCATATTTGAAGTCATCGATATTTACTTCAAATAAATTAGGACGAGCACCGCCACCAGCAAGTCTCGACTTAAATTGTGTAATGGTTTTTAAACTGGCCATTGGTTAAATTCTCCTATGTAATTAATTATAAAGTTAAACTCTTCCAGTTACTTCCTCAAAACTGACTCCAGTTCTGGTAGCAACGAAAGTAAGGGTGACATAATTAATAGACTTAGTGGGTTTCAAGAATATGTCTGCACGGAATTCATTATTATCAACCACACTAGGAGTATTATTTGTTTCATCACAGATAACTCGGAAATCAATAAGTCCTCTCTTTGCCTGAACATCTCTCAAATATGGTTCAACCACATTTGTAAAGTTTGCACGAGTTATTTCATCGTTGAACTCAAATAGTTGAGCATTAGCCACTCCTTCGAGTGCTTTTTCAACCGTTAAGAATAATCTTCTAACATTGATTCTATCAAATGCAGATGCATAATTTAATCCAGTCTTATCACCATAGAGAAGAATTCCTACTCCAGACTGATTAATGATTGAGTTAATCCTTGACTCATAAAGAGTATCTCTTTGAGACTTCTTAGGATTATATGCAAGTTTAATTGCATTATTAATAGTACCACGTTGCTGTCCTGCAGGTGAATACCAAGGGAATGCCTCAATCTCAGTTCTAACCATCAATCCTGCAACATCTGGGTTGCATGGAATATAACGGAACTGATTATTGAATCTATCGTAAGTATACTTCCAACCACTATCAAACACAGCATAAGATGAAGAATTTAGAGGTGAGAAGAATTTAACTACATTAGAAGTTTGATTTTCTCCTTTTGTCACGTTGACTACATTTCCCCGATGTGGTGAAATAACAGCCACACAATCTTGTCTAGATTCTGCTATGGAGATAAGTTTATTTGCTTTTGCTTGAGACTCATCTTCCGCACTACATCCTGGACCCATAATTAAGTAATCAACATTAACTTCATCTCTATTGGAGAATAAGTCATATGCATCAGATAAAGCTCCTAAAGTTGCTTTAAATTCAGTACCGCCAGAAGCAGCATAGTCAACACCACCACCAAGAGGATATGTTACATTACCAATAGCATTGAAGATAACTCCTTGAGTTTCTTGTCCCCAAAGACCTGCAGCAGTTCCAAGTGCAGTAAATGACTCAGATTTAACACCTGAATAAGTAGTGAATCCAGTAGCTGTGGGTTCTGTATTAAAGTAACTATCAACTGCAGTAGATGGATTCCATCCAGGATATAAGTAAGCAGATTGTTGTGCAATAAAGTCCTTATAGTAAACTCTTTCAGGTGCAGCAACATCAGATACTGTATTAGAACCTTTAGAAAGGAATGTACTCTTCTCAAGAATACTTCCCTGAATTCCTGTTATAGATCCATCATCATCTACCACAACAACGTGCAGTGTATCATTTCTACCACTTCTTTCATCACTATATCTACTAGTAGTTGGTTTTTGTGCGACCTGCTTCCAATAAACTGTGGAATTTGTTAAACCTAATGTCTGATTATTATACCAATCAGTTACAGTTCCTGCTGCTCCAATTAAACTAGCTTCTAATAATCCTGACCCACTATCAGTATTAATACCTGATGTATTTACAGCAAATATAGTATCTCCAGTTGTAATTGAAGATTGCGGATCAAATTCAGCATAATCAATTGCAGTTTCAGTAGCACCTGCACCAGTAGTTTGAACTCTGGATACAATTTTAACATCAATTGTACTTGCTTCAGTTGTGCTAGTATCAGTAGCTACACCTGTAACAATACCCTTAACGTATCCATTTACAGTAGCAGTTGTTCCTACTCCTACTTCAGTTCCACTATATGCCCACGTAACACCAGAACCTACACTAAATCCAAATCTATAAAGATCATTAGTAGTAAGTCCAACAGTTTGGTCGGCAAAATCATCAATAAAACATACTTTAAGATTGTTTGCCCATGTACCAGGATCTTTAGCAGCCCAAGTCCATGCACTTGTTATATCTGTATAACTTCCTTGATAATCATCATAATTCTTAATCTTAATACTGCTGGTAGAAGCAATACCAACTCCTCCAATCGGAGCACCTGCGTTTGCGTTATTAAGAGTTGCACCGTCTGCTCTTGCAACTTTTAGAACACCACCATATGAGAGAAAAGATGATGCACTCATCCAATACTCATACTGTCTATCAGTAGAGAGTGGTTTACCAAATGTGTTAATTAATTCTTGTTCTGTGGTAATATCAATTGCTTCTTCTACAGGACCAATTTTAAATGGTCCCGCAATAGCACCGATATTGGCCAAGACGTTATCTGCTCTTCCAACAGTTAGGTCAACCTCCCTAACTACTACTCCAGGAGATAATTGAGGAGTCGCCATATTCTTCTCCGAAATACTCTGTTTTACCTGAAAATATTTATTGTTTATAACATTTTGAATGGGGAAACGTGCCGTGAACAGTTACCAATCAGGATAGTTCCAATCAGGAAAAGGAGTTTCTTTTTTTCTTTTTTCTACAATTCTTTTAATAGTACATACTTTACACTCATAAGAATAGGATGAAGCAACTGGTCCTCTATCTTTGCGAGTTCTATAAAAACTTTCTATTAAATTTTTTTGTTCTCCACATATTCTACATTTTCTATTAGATAGCAATAAATGTCCTAATTTAATCTGCTTATCTATTTCCATCAGGACAAGTATTCCCACATATATGATTTATCCCCATACTCATCTGCCTGAAACCATCTGTCTCCATCATCATCCACAAAACTTTCATTATTCATTCCATCATCCATAAATCCAAATGGAGCCATATCTTGTTCTATGGCATTCTTTTGTTCTTCATATAATCTTTTTCTTACGTCTTGATCAGTGAGTTCTTTAAAGTAATCTTGTGCAACTAACCATGCATAAATGACAAGACACATCGCAAGGTCATCATTACATCCTTCCTCTGCCTCAAAAGAATTCGCCTTCTGAATAAAGGTTGTAAGTTCATTCAATATATCATAATCAGTAAAAAGAAGTTTATTTTCTTCTATGAGAGTTTTTAAGTTAAGAGAGCCTACCTTCTTAACTGTCTTAGACATTTTCAGTCCAAGTTGAGTTTTCTTACCTGAGAATCCTTGACCAACAATTTGGCCTGCTCTTCCTCTCATCGAACACATAAGAAGATTTTTATATTCCAAATCAAAATTTAATATAGATGCTACCTGATCTCCTACATCATTTACTTCACATAAAACAAAGGCATCATTATACTTTGTTCCAATATCTTGAATGATGCTTGGAAATATCATTGGTTTTATTTCATTATTTCTATACTTTGCTACCACTGCATGAGGGAACTCGGTTATATCTACAACTATAAAAGCCGAATAATCTTTTGATACTCCTCGTGCTACATCAACTGTAATTACATAATCATGACCTTGTATAGGATCAACAAAAACATCTAATCCACCACTCGATTTATCTGGTTCAGAGTATATTAATGTTCTTAATTTACTAGGAGCAATAAGAGTATCAACAGATCCTAAAAACTCACATTCAAACTCAATTTTAAACTGTTGTTCAGATGTGTTTGCAATAGTTTGTCTTTTCCATTCAGAATCCCTACCAGGAACTTCTGACCAATGAACATCTGTTGGTACATATTCATTCTTCCCTTTCTCTGCATCGTGCCAATACCTATAGAAGTGGTTCATCCCGTGAGGGGTTGAAACCATTATTACTTTTGTGCTTTTACCAGAAGTAATAGTAGGATAAACACTAGCAAAGAAAGACTCAGCGATGTGATTGGGAACAAAAGCAAACTCATCCAAGAAGAGGATGTTGAAAGACATACCCCGAACAGCACTAGCACTAGTGGAAGCCGCCAAGATTTTACTACCATTTTCTAACTCCAGTGAACCCTTATTCCATGATATAATTCCTTGCTGCATCCACTTAGGTAAATTCTCATAGGCAGTTTGTAAACGACCTAATAAGTCTCTCGCAGTTGCTGCTTTGTTAGCAAGAATACCAATATTAACATTATCATTAAATACAGCATAATGTAATAAGTAAGATACCGATGTTGTAGACTTACCAGTCTGACGAGGCATTTTACATATATTAAATCTATTCTCGTGAAAATTTTTAATTAATTGTTCTTGGAAATCGTAAGGTTGGAAAGGTACAAGACCTTCATCCAAACTTACAATCTTTACGTGTTGTTTTGCAAAATATACTGGATCATTCTTACATGCCATAAATTCAAGAATTTGCTCTTTAGTAAATTCTTGTTTGACATTTGCTTTTTTTAGAAGCGGGTTACCAAGATATACATCATCTATAGTAGGCATCTTAACAATTCCAAGCTCTCAAGGATTTATTTATTCTACTATCAGGATCTCTGGCAGTCTTTGCACTGGTAAGTTTTTTCTTCATACCCTTCATTCTAGCACAGAATGATGCTCTACGTGGATTACCTACTTTTTTGCTTGGTGCTTTTAGATCTGAACCAGGATTATCTGCCTCATAAGACTTCCTACCCTTTTCATTTAAACCACCAGACTTGTTCTTACCTTCTTTCTTTGTCCATGCTGCACCCTCTTGTACATATTCAAAATCATCTCTCCAAGAGTATGATTCTTTCTTACTACTATTACCCCAGTTAGCAGCACCTTTCTTACGGCACTTAACTAATGCACCAGATGCATATGCACTTGGCCATACAGAGTAACGAGATTTAACCTTATGATAACAAGCATCTTTTGTGCCACTACCTTTACCTTTCTTATCTGATCCTTCACTAATTTCTTCCTTACGTTTCTTCATTGCATTTGCTCTATTAGTATTTGCTTCTTTCTTTTCAAGTTCAAATACTGCCTTCTCCTGAGATTTTAATTGAGCATCAGTTGCTTCATTAGTATAACCAGGACTCATTTTTATCTTTCTCATCATATTAGCAACATTTTTCTCACCTTCTTTCTTAGATAAACGTTTATCTTTTCCCTGTACTCTATCTTGTGCTGCCATTTTTCTCATTACGTTATCTTCTCCCTTCACACCCTCAGTTGCATACTCTACTTCTTCTTTCTTAGTTTTCTTCACGCAGTTTGGATATCTCTTGCCAAACATTGTCTTCATACCTTTCTTTTCATAACCTTTCCAACAAGCTTCATCTACCTGAGTTTCTTCTTTCATTTTCTTTTTATCCGTAGAGACATAGGTTGGTTTTGCAGCACCTGACTTCTGCTGTTGATTAGGATCTGCTGCTTTCTTTCTTCTTGATGCAGACTCTCTTTCTGCCTTAGTCATACTGGCACGTTTGGTAGATGACACACACTTAGGTGTACCTTCACCTGGTTCATCACTAGCACAAGTTCCACCAGTCTTGACGTTAACCCAACCAGGCTTACCATCTTTTGATTTGGAACCTTTAAACCATTTATGTAAGGAGCCTTCTGCTACCTGTACCATTGGTTGACTAGGATCATAATCTTCAATATCAAAACTTATTAATCGAGAACCTGGATATACCTTTTGTATTTGATTAATCACTTCAGTTCTATTAGGTTTCTTCAATTGAGGGAAGAACATTTGCAACATAAAGTTCTGACTTTTCCATCTTAGAAAGACTCTGACAATGTTTCCAACTTTGGATTGAATACGTTGTGCTTCGGTCAATGTAGGATCCTCCCATTGAACTGTTGGTTTAGGAACTACCATCGGTTCTGGTTTAATAATATCAATTACTGTTGCATATAAATTTCCATTAGCATCATGTATATCAACATCTTCATTTAAAGGAACAACAATTTTATCTCCTACATTTATATCATTCTCAGCAAACCAACCTCTATTTACTTCTAATGCAGATAATACATCTCCATCAGAATACACAGGAAGAAGTGTAAATGGTTTTAATTCTTTTATACTTTCAATAGTTCCATCTTCTTTGATGAAGGCAATATCAAGAGGGATCCTAGTATCTTTCATATGGAAAGATTTTGGACCATTCTCTTCAAAAACAAATAACATTCCACTGTCATAGTCTAGACTTTCTCTAAACATCAATCCCAAATTAAACTCTGTTTCATTTCTAGGGATTTCTATATTAAGAGGAAGTCTTACGGATTCTCCCATTCCACCTCCACCGTTTCCACCACCATTGCTGCCACCATTCCCATTAGAGCCACCGTTCCCATTTCCATTTCCGTTACCGTTTCCAGTGCCGTTTGATCCGTTTCCATTCTTTTTACCCTCATCCTTTTCTAACCATCCACCTCTTCCTATATGATATCCACCAGGAATCGGTTTGCACTTCTTATCATCAGTGCAATAATAATATCCACTTTTACACGTTTTCATGTAATTATCGGTATCCTATTTTTTATTTATAATTATAAACCTATAAGACTGATAGGATCAGAAGTAACAGTTGCTATACCTGTGCTCGCTAATTTTACTCTATTACTTTCAAAATTTAACTTGGTAGCATTACCTAATGCAGTTCCATCACTTTGGATACCAACAGCACCACCAGCATTAACTGTACTGAGAAGTCTAGGCATTTGCAGTCTCCAATACTGATAATAAAACTTTTAATGTGCTATTAGCACCTGCCTGTCCAACAACATAATCACTTGTTTCTAATACCAATTTTCCATCCAAAGGAATATATGCATCATTTACAGGAACCTCTGCTCCATTAATAATTTGAGTTGTAGTGCTACTTCTTACATGAGACATAGTAACCGTAGTTCCAGATGCCGCATAATTTGTTATATGTGCATACAAAATAATACCAGTATATCCTGTTGGAGCAGTATATATCGTTTGACTAACTGTAGTAAGTTCTTTTGTAAATGTTTTAAATCTATTAAGTGCTAATGCCATTTTAACTGAGTGCTAGGATAAAGGGTGTCATTTCATTAAATAAACTCTTAGTAAATGATCTTCCACTAATTGTACCAGATTCTTGGTCGATTTGTAAATCATCACCTATTCTAAAGTTACCCGCTTGGTCTGTGCTAGTATAAAGAACTTGACCACCAGATTCGGTCAGAACTTCATTTGCTTGAATTGTTACACCACCACGTTTAGGAGTTGCATCGGTTATGTTGTTCCCTGCACCCACATACTCAAATGTATGGGAACTAGCAATAATTCTACTTGCTTGGAAGAAGAATACCGTAGAACCGACACCAACAGCATTTCGTAAATTAGTAGTAAGTGTTACCGTAGTAACTCCAGATACTACTGGAGTTGAACTATTTATCGTATAATAGGTGTCTTCCATGACTGCGGTTGCAGCACCACCAGATCCTCCACCTCCACTAATAGTTACACTAGGTGTTGCATCATATTGACTTCCACTACTAATAAGAGTAATACTTTCAATTACTTCTCCATCAAGAGTTGCATATGCAGTAGAAGTTTCTCCACTAGGACCGTCTGGATCTTCAAGAGTAACTGTTGGTGTAGAAGTATATCCACTACCTCCATTGGTTACGGTAATAGATTTGACATTCTTATACAATTCATCAAAGTAACAAATCTGTCCATCATAAGGTCTATCAACTTCAATCTTTGCGCTACCAGCACTAGAACCTGATCCAACATAAGTATGACTAACAGTAGAGATACCTAAATTAACAACAAAATTAGTTGTATCAGGGATAGAGTCAACTGTAAAGATAAAAGGTTTTTTGTTAGGATATGTCTTAGTACCAAACTCACATTGGAATCCAATATCAGCAAGAGTAACACCCATTCCTACACTAAATCCATGAGCAGCAGTAGTAGTAATAGTTGCAATACCACTGGTAGCACTATAAGCAACACCACTAATTGTGCGAGTAGGAGTGCTGATATTAACAACTGCT